AACACTCCAGTTGGCAGCGTTAATAACATTCAATACTGTGTCACCAGTTGCGTTAACGTTCACACCAGTTGCGACCGCCAACAAGCGAATAGCTTGATTGGACAATACGTTCTGTGGGTGAATCGTTGTGGTGATTGAGGGTCCTGGATTAGTATTCGCCATGATCTTTTCTCCTTAAATAAAATTAGGCTGCAATACGGCAAGCCAACTCAGGGTACAAAGGTGCCCAACCGTACAACACATCAAGACGAGTAGGAATACTATCGTTATTTATGGTGTACTGCCTAACCACACGGAGTGAGAGTCCGATTTCTTTATCGCTTGCACGACCAGCGAAATGGACCCCCTCGGGTAGCTCGAGATCAGCAGTCGCTAACGTAAATGCTGACCGATGGAACAACATATTTTGTGGAGAAACAGAACCTGTGTTGTTAAACTGGGTTACGTTTGCTGCACTTGATGTTGTGGGAATCGACACGTTTTGGAACTGACCTGAAGTGATAACCGCAGGAGATACAGTTACAGAAACGCTTGAACCTGAAGCGATTGTCACAGGTGCTTTAACAACAAAGTTACGCAACTTGTTTGAACCGTAAGGTTGACGATTTTGTGGGTTGGTTGCATACACACCAGCAATCTGAATCACGTCACCTGCGTTCAACACAAAGTTACCTGTGTTAGCTGCAGTCAATGTAATTGTTGAACTTGATGCCCAACCTGATGTCAAGAAACCTGTACCAGTTGTTGTGTTAACAGAAGCAGTAATAGTAGTTGTACTGTTTGTACCGAATGTTTGGCTCACAACGTTTTGATCGAGTTTCCAGTTGACCCCCGCAGAATCTCTTCCCATAAGCCCTTTACGGTATTGCTCACCGATGGCTTCTTGAGGGACAAACAAACCTTTGAGTGAATCAACGATTGTTGCGCTTGTGAAAGGCTCAACGATACAAGCTCTACGTCCGTCTCTTGGTGCGCCTTCAGAATCAAGATAAGCACCTGCGGTCAAGTAGGTGATCAATCCTGTTGGAGGTGTACCAGCAGTACCAACGATGTTAGCGGTTTGTGAAACTGCCATAGTCAAACCATCACGGTCAATCTTATTGGCAATCGCAGCAACTGCAGGCTTCAAAACACGATCAGAGAACATGTCCAAGGACAATGCCAAATCTTGAGTTGTGAACTGCGTTGACACTTGGAATTGNGTAGACAAAGTAACAGGACTTGATGTCTCGTTAAAGTCTTCAATTACGAGTGCGGGACCCACNGCCCCTACGAACCTGCCTGGTCTGCGGACATTCACGGTATTGCCGATCTTTGCGCCAACTACGGCAAANTGATCGTCATAATCTCTATTGACCTCTGATGTGAAGGTCAACTCATTCTCCANCACCATNAGGGCTTCATTGGTGATTTTTGATATCGTCAGAAGTTGGTTACTCATGACTACTCCTTTATAAAAAAATTAAATTTCGATGNACAAAAAAGGGTTACCTTACCTTGCCACTTTTTCTTGCTTCTTTCCACTCAGCATAGCTTCCATACCATTTTCCATTACTGTCCAATTTTGTTTCAGCTANACCAGTAGTNGCTCGAATCGGTGTCACAGGCGCAGGTGCTTTACTTCTTGCCACAGGTTTATCTTCCGCTTTCGCTTCAAATCTCGCCTCAAGTTTTCCTATCTCTTTAAGAGCAGATCGAATAGGCATTGACGCAACTTTGCGAGCATAGTCAGCATCTTCAGCTAGGTGATACAGAATCTTTGGTCCTACATCACTCTCCAGAATTGCGTCCCTTACCGCATCATTCACTACAACATCAGATGATGCAACGATGGCATCAAAATCAGGTAGTTCAGCTTTCGCTTGCTCAACTTTTGTAGCCCAAGATTGTATAACACGTTGCATTTCTGCTTGTGCCTTTGCTTGCGCCTCCTCTTGCTTCATCGCCTCAAAACGCTTATCAGCGGTGTATTCAGCTAAAGCCTTTGCATATTCAAATGCGTCTTGAAATTGGCTTGGTTGCGGTTCTTGATCAGTAGGTGCAACTTGNGGTTGCGCTTGCCTCTCATAACTCTGTAACTTTTGCTCTAATTCATAACGTCTTTGACGCTCTTNCTCNGCTTCCCTACGTGCTTCTTCACGTTGCTTAGTGATTTCGCTAAATCTTTTCTCAAGTTTAGGATTTTGCTTTTTAGGCTCTTCCTGTGGTTTGGCTTCCTCTTCCGCTTGCGGTTCACTCCCTTCAACTTCTTCCTTTACTGGCTCTACTTCTTCAGTAGCCTCAGTCTTGGTTTCTGTTGGGGCTAAACCCAATTTTTGTGCATAGAACTCAGCCGCATTTTCACTTGTTAGCACATTGCTAACGTTGTTTTCAGACATACGTATCCCTACGATTTAAGCCCTGTGAACCCACAGGTAGGTTTTGTGCAATTTAACCCGAATTAGTTAATTCTGTCAAATTGCTCGTTCAATAGCTTCAGCACTCGATTCACGCATGGATAATTGGTCCAATTGCGCCAAATAAATTGCTAAATTTGCCTTGATGTTTTCGATTTCCAATTGCGTTTGCGTCTTGGTAACCGTGTCTTGTGCCGTTGTTTGCGTCCTTAACATCATGTCACGATGTCTTTCTTGGTCACGCAACTCAATGTCATGTGCCCTATTTGATTCTTTAATTAACGTGCGCTTAGTCTCAGCATCTTGCTTAACTTGCTCAATGTCTTGACGTTGTTTGATTGCAATCTGCATTTGTTGCATTTGTTGTTGCAACTGCTGATTTTGAGATTGCAACTGCTTGATGACCATCTGCGCTTGTGGCGGTATATCAGACTTCTTGTCAATCTGCGCCAATGGGTTAAGCGTAGCCAAACGGTCCGCAATGATGTCAGCGCCAGGGAAATCCTGATTCCTAAACCACAAGTCACCAATCTGTTGGATCAACTGAGGTTGAGCAGCTAAGATAGGTGTCATCGCCTCGACTGATGCTTCACGCTTGGAGTTGTAGCCAGGTCCTGTGTCCATCACCACATCATACAAACCTGTTGCCACGTTGTTTTTAATAACGTTGTTAACTGCATCACGCTCGTTTAAAGTCACCAAATCAGGCTTGCCATCGTCTCCAATGATGCGTAAAACCCTTTGGGTATCGTAAATCTTGGGAATCAGGTCAAGAATACAGGTCGCAAGGTGCGCCAAAGACTTGGTAAAGTTGTCGTAAAAGTCAAAATTAGACAAATCAACCTGTTGTTGTTGACCGTTAAGCGCTTTGCCTGAAATATTGCCTTGCTTTAGTTCAGCAGGGTCAAATATGCCCATCAAAGTCTTAATATCGTCAGAAATGACCGCTGCCGCAGCCATCACACCAGCAGGAGGCGGTTCAGGTTGCAAGCGTTGTGGAGGAGGAGCTGGCCTTCCTTCAATGTCCGTTTGCTTGTATCTGAGCAAAGGATAAGACTTGGTATTGGCTTGTGCCCATTCGTTCTCATAACCCTCGTCTTGGCCTTCCGCCATGATCCACTTGGCTTTAGGAGCAAGCGCAACGCTTTCTGTAATAGAGGTTTGCCAAAAGTTGTACATTCTTTGGGCATCTTTGGCTTGACGCACCATACCAAACTTCTTGCGCTTGTCACCAATAACGGTGTGCCGTCCGTAAACAGGAATAATTGGCAAGTATTTACCTGCCCATTCGCCTTCCTCAAGGATTTCAATGGCGGTTAACTTGCACCATTTAATCTTTTTGCGGATCGACATACGCTCATCGACTTTGTAAATACCTGCTTCGGTATACAAATCTTTGCGTTTTTTGTATTCATCCTCAAAAATGCCTGTGCCATCGCTCAACTGAATCAACTTGGCACGTTCGTGAACTGTGTACCAATATTCAGCAAGCCTAATGTCTTCTTTGGTAATCCATTCTGATTGTGAATCACCAGTTCCACGCTGAGTAAATGAGTCAACCTCGGCATTTGGGTAGATGGCCTCAAAATCATCTTTAGACATCATCGTTGTGACTAGGCAACGCTCTGCGTCTGAACCGTCAATCGCTACGGAATTGATGTCGTAATAAACCGTAAATGGGTTGTCAACAGGCTCAATGTAGATTTCTTGGTCAAATGANTCTTCAGANACATAGTCTGTACGCAAACGCATATANCCCCATCCCATACGCACCGCATAATCAACCGCTTGGTCGTATGCGTCATCAGCGTTGGAATTNGCCTCAATGTGCCTAATGATGCCCTGAATGACCTCTGCGGTCTTTTCATCAGCATCTGAGTTCATGCCGTGAACTTTGGGTCTTGGTCTTTGTTGTCTGATTTGATTCACAACTTGACGGCAATAACCATCGAGCTTATTGATGGTCAGAACAGGCCTAGATTCAAGATTACGGCTATTTTGTAGCTCAACAGGCCATTGGTCACCACCCACGAATTTAAGGTCTTCTAGGGCTTCCTGACGATTCATGGTGTCTGCGTCATTAGCCATACGCAGAAACTTCTTGGCTTCGTCAATTCTAGGATCGTAGTCGCTAAGTTGTGAATCTTCCATTTAACTCATCCATGAATGTTGGCTACCGTACTGGTAATTGTTGGAGGACTTTCTACGTTGCTTTGGCTCATTCACCATCAATCCAATATATCTAAACGCATCCGCACCATGAGAATAGTTGTCATGAAGCGGTGTTTTGCTAAATTGGTTTGTGTTTGGATCAACCTCATAACGATAATGTCTTAAACATTGTAACCCTTCCATACAATTTTCTCTATCAAAATAACAGTTCTTGAAAATTGTCCTAGCAGCGTTAATTGAATCGACAATCGGCACACGCTCCAAAACCCTAGTTTTGTACCCTGATGACCTAACGATTTCCTCAATCGACCGCCCTTGAGATGCCAAAGTCTTATTATGGGCATCATGAGGCAACCATAGCGTATCGTAAACGTAGCCAAACCCTTGCATCTTAGACAGGATTGACGTGATCGTTTCTTGGCTAGTCTCAAAGTAGCGGATTAACCGTGTTTCCATGCCAATGAACTGAAGCATCCAAACCGCAGTAGCATCGGACCATCCCAAGTCAAAGACGGCATGAACTGGCTTGGTAAAGTCGTAAGGCACTTTGGTAATGCGACCGTCAAACTCAGCTTCTTGGACCTCTCGGGCAAAGATAGCGCCATCGACAGTTAACCTACACATTCCTTCCCAAACCGTTCTGTAAGCCATCGGATCACGGTTTTTCAGGCTTTCCATTTCCAAGCGCAAAGTCTCAGGAAACCAAGGGTTGTCATAATAGTTAATCTTAACAACTACCGAGTTCTCAGGCGGATTGGCTACAAATCGTTGGTAAGTCTCGTCAGTCTCCAGTTCAGGATTAAACGTTACCCAAATCTCAGATTTCTCTTTACGGATAGTAGGAATTAAAACATTCCAAGAATTCTTACTAATATTTTGTGCTTCCTCGCACCAACAAATGTCAACACCTTCAACCGACTTAACGTTTGAGACGTTGTTCTTTAGGCCAACAAAATTAAACTCTGACCCATTTTTACCCCTGATTTGGTTTTGGGTAATGTCATAGAACGATTCAAGCCCCAAAGCATATATTTGGTCGC